GGAGAACACAGTGTAGTAGATGGCTGGTACGTTATCCTCGTCCAACTGCCTGTAGTATGCCCAGACAATCTCACACAGATTATTACCCCTCTCGATGTTCGAGTTGAGCATGGTGGTGGTTGGAATCAGGTTCGGGTCATTGAAGTAGTAGTGGTTGCCTAGCGTGTTGGCCACCTTGTCAACCCACTCCTGATTCCATCCGTCAATCTGTGCGGTGGACCTAAGTTCAACCTCGGTCATGTACTGCCTGCGGAAGATGACACGGGCTTTTTGCAGGTCAGCCGTCTCGGGAGGGAAGCATACTTCGTCGAATGGCTTGAGTGCCTCGACGCACGGAAGGTTCTTGGACACATACTGCTCTGGCATGTCGCCCTGACCTTTCTCCCTCATGCCCCTGACGAACTTCTTGATGTCCTTGACCTTCATATCCCTGAGAAGGTCTCGGACAAGATGGATGGCGTACTCCTCCTTGGCTGGGTCCATGATGGCATTAATCAGTTTTCCGAACTGGCCGTCTGGGTTTCCTTCCTGAATCTCCTGCTGTGCCATCTGTTGTAGTTCGTCCATGGTCATGCTCTGAATCCTGACGGACATCTGTTGCTCCCAAGTAACCTGAACTACGGACCAACCATAGGTCAGGGCGTAATCTGCGGCGAGTTCCGCCTCCCTGTGCAGTTCGTTCTTAATCTTGGTTTCTACCAGCCAACGCATCAGGTTGGTGGCCGACGCCGCCGCCATGGTGTCATTGATTTCGGTTCCTCCGACCTTAAGCGTGCAACCCTTGAAGGAGGTTAGAAGGAGTGCCTTCTGGTCGTTGATAAGCCTGTCAACGAGCCTTACACGGACATCCGACGCTCCTTCGAACGGGAATGCTGGGTCGCCCTCTGGCCTAGCCCAAGAATGCTTTTTGCCGTCTTCAGTCTGGCCAGCCCAACGGGCAAGCCTGATGTCGTCGGCGTAGTTCATCTTAGACACCATGGTGCCCATGTAGGCGGAGCGTTCATACTCCTCCAGAAGAAGTTGGATGTCTGGCTTATCCTTATGGAAGGCCAGTTTATCGCTGTGAGGATTAGGGCTTTTGAATTTCATTAGAGTTTTGCTTGATAAATTCGAGGATGCTATCCCTGTAAATCATGTGCTGACCGCCAAGCGTCTTAAACGTTTTGATGCGTCCAGAGCGACGAAGCCTCAGGATAGTGGACTTAGAAATGTTCAGGAGTCTTGAAGCGTCAGCGAGCCTGAGAAGGGGTGGGGTGTCTTTGGGTAGTTCCATTTTAGTAAGAGCCTCCTCCGAATGCACGATAAGAGTCGGAGCCGCCATATTGCGGGTCCATGACGGCTAGATACCTCAATGCGTCGATTGGGTCCTTGCTTGCACCCTTTTCGGCGTCTAGCCCAGTCCACTCACGCAGACACCATATCAGGTTGTGGCAGTTTTCGGAGATGTAAAGTTTCGGCTGGTTGACCGCACTGATTGGCTGATTCGGGTCGTAAGAGAACCAGTCGTTGATGATGGAGATGCCTTCTTCGAGCCTCAGTCCCGCCGCTGGCGTGAAAAACATGGGGAACTCGCCATCGTCAAGCAGTTGTATGAGCGTTGTTCCGCCCTCCTTCTGGATGATTGTAGTTCCGCCTGCACGTGGGTCGATAAACCTGTCGGCAATCTCTTCTTCGTCTTCTAAATTCAAAATGTGGGCCTTGATTTCGTCCAATCCCATTCCAGCACCCTGCCTTTGTGCGGGGCCAGCCTTTCCGTCGTGCTTGTCTCCAGCCATGGCCCACTCGCCCATGCTAATGTCTGGCCATTCACGATAGACGAACTTGTTTCCGTATTCATCGACACGCATCCAAATCATGAACCAGTTTCTTGCACCAGCAGGGTCAACTGCCATGTAGTTTGTGCCTTCTTCTGGGATTTGGTCGTCTGGGATGATATTCGGCTCTCCGAATCTTGGGAACTGAGAGCCAGAAAGAGACTCAGCCCACCCATAGGCACGAATTTTTACCTCATACGGGCCACGACCACGAAGTGCTAACTTAATCTGCTCAAACGGGGAATACCTGTTGAGTTCGGAGTGGAACCAGATGACCCCAGCCGCACCCTTTAAGCATTTCGCCGTGTATGGCATGTGCCCAAGCGGAATGCTTGGAACGTTTTGCGTGTCTGGAAGGAGCGTGGCAGGCAAAGTTTTCTTAATCCTGCACCCAGCGACGTAATCCTTCACGACTGGAGTGAAACCAGTGATGGGAGTGAAGGTGATAATCATCTTTCCGCTTCGAGTAGCCAGTCGGTACCTGAGCGTTTCGACCCAATCTGGCGGAACTAGTTCGTCGCACCAAATAAGGTCTGGCTCGCCACCTTCGATGACCTTTTTCTCCTGACCATAGTTCATGAAGAAGATTTGAGACCTATTCGGCAGTACGAATGTAGCATCAGTAAACCCGTTTTTCTGGGAATACTGGATGTTGGTCACTTTGGTCTTCTTGGCGTTCTTGAACTCTGGTGGCATGTACTTCCAAATGACCGCCTGTTGCATCTGAATGGAAGTTTGAGACGTAGTATGGAGGCACCAAACCCTGCTTTCTGGCCTAGTGCACAGAAGTTGCATTACTCTCTTGGCGGCGTATTCGGTCTTTCCAGCACGATTGCCACCCATGATGAGCAATTCGGTGCCAGACATGAGAATCTCATCTGCATCAGCCCAGCAGTCTGGCTCGTAGCCGTGCCTGTACGGGTCAACTTCCTCTGCCTTAATCTTTTCCTCACGTCGCTTTAGGATTTCAGCGGTGGCCTCTGGACCAAGTTCACGTGCGATACGCAAAACCTCTTCCTCGGTTGGAAGATGAATGACTGGATGCTTGGTCAATTCGACGCCAGCGACTGTGACTCGCTCAAATGCCATGCTATGCGTCCATGTTCGGGATTAATCCCGTGCCGATAGATTCTTGCAGAGATGACTGCGATAGGCCACCCTGCGAAGATATGGTGATTGGCCTGAACGGACCACAGACCTGAGGAAGGTGGGTGTTCATTGGAAATGCGGAAGTAAACTTTGCCGAACAGGCGTCCTGCATCACCTTGCTCCTAAATTGCATCGTGGCGTAATTGGCTCCAGATGCGTTTGAAATTCCAAACTGCATGCTCCGACCCCTACCGCCCCCACCGCCTTCACCGCCTACGCTTTGCGTATGCCTCGGCTTCTTGTCTGGGTTCTGTTGCTCCTTCCGCTTCCTAGCGTCCCAGTATTCCTTGAGTTGCTCCTTCTGCCTGTCGCCTTCTGAAAGAAGGCGACGAGAATTTTTATTACTGTCTTCTGCTATCTGGGACCAATGCTTTCCGCCCCAATAGCCTACCCTAGTCTCGAATTTCTTCTCGGCTCTAGTGTCGGAAAACTTGCCCTCAAGGTTTAAGCGTCCAACAAGCCCACTCTCGGCCTTTGAAGGGTCAAGAGCAGGGTTGCCCGAGGTCGGGACTATGACCTCGTTATCATCCAATTACTTGGCGTTACGCTGGGATTCCTTGTGCTTGCTCCAATAGGAGTGGGCACCCATGGCGGTGGTGGCGGCACCGACGCCGATGGCACCACCAGTGACGGCACCACGATTGAAGTTCTTCTTGTCTCGACGCTTCATGATGTCGTCGTGGCCCTTGCGGAGTTTCCACTGACGCTCGTCATACATGGTAGCCTTGCCGTCTGGGCCGATGCCACGATTTGGCGGATAGAGGTCAACGCCGCTGACGGAGCCCTGCTCCTTCACCTTATTGACGATGCCCTCGTTGAACTTAGCCCTCTGGTGCTTACCTTTGAATGCCAGAGACTTTTTTTCGTTGGCGGGGGACATGTACTTGGTCTTCTTCTGCTTGGGCACCTTGATGTTTTCCTTCGCCCACTTCTTCAAGTTGAAGGGATTCGGGTTCGTGCCCTTGCCAGACTCTTCTGGCGTCGGCTTACGCATGCGATTCCTGTTCTTAGCAACTTCGTTGCGGACGAACTTGGAGTCGGAGACCTGACTGCCGATTCGGTATTTTACTTTGATGTTTTTAGCCATTTGGTTTGGTGGATTGAAAGTTAGAAGCCGTTAGCCCTGTTCTTGTTCTTGTGCATGGACCAGACGGATTGGCCGTGCATGCCAGTCTGGACGCCTTCGATGTAGGCTTCAGTCTGCATACGCTTTGGCGTGCCGTGTTTGGCGTCGTATCGGGATGCACCGATGCGGAGTTTCTTCGGGCTGACCATCTGGCCCTTGAAAGCGTCAGTTACGGCCTTTGGGCCCTGAGTTGCCATAGCCCTCTTGGAGACGTGGGCAGAGCCCTGTCGATAACCGCCGACGAGTTCAAAACTCTTCTCGGCATTGCGGGTCTTCATCCGCTGGCCAGCGATGACAGTCGTGTCGGACTTTTTCTTTTCGGCGGCGACAGGAGATGAATCTGCCTTGGGCCTATTCATCTTGGAATAAGCCGTCCTCAATTTGCGACTGATGTTCTTAGCCATGGCTTTTTATCTTGGCGGCGGTTAGCAACGCTTACCGCCACGGACTGGCTTGTTCATCTTGGACTTATTCTTACGAGTGCTCTTGCTCATTGGGCTTGGTTCGATTGAGGGTGGTAAAGAGTTTCTCCTTACTGACTGGACGTTGCAAGCAGATAAGTGAATTCCCCCTACGGGTAACGACCACCTGTGCTCCTCGATAGAAAAGGCCAGAGTTGGCCGTCTGTACCATGACTGGCTTATCGGCCCCCTCTGGAAGCACCGACATCAGTCGCTTGTTAGGGAAGTCGCATCTGACCACCTTAGCGGGAAATGTAGATGCGTCGATTTCGGCTGGCTTGGACTGTCCGACGCCAAAGCGTGCCAAAACAGCCTTAAGGCCTTCCTCTGTGAAAGCGACAGGACACAGGGTTGACGGCTTCCCGCCAGAACGCTCTCGGAACCACATCTTGCCCTCTTCGAGGGTTCTGCGGAAATCTTGGAGTTCGGCCTTCGGGATGCCATAGGTGGCGATTACGATTTGTTCACGCATTGGAGAGGGTTTGCCTGAGTTGGTCGCAATAGGCGTTATCGACCCAATTGCATGGTTTGACCCAGAATCCGACAAATGGCTTATCCGTCCTGAACTTGAGGACCTTGCCAAAAACCACCTGAGAGTCGTCATGCCAGTATCCGCACTTGGTCAGGGCATCGCAGACCGACTTGCTCAAATTGTCGAAATCGGGCTTGGTCGTCATGGCGGTACTCTTGCCCTTGTCAGACTGAATGAGTGGAAAACCGAAATAGAGCGTAAGTTCCAGTGGACCCGTGTAAGGCTTGTCTGGAGCCTTATCCTTGGCTAAATGCTCAAAACGCTCAATCCACTGCTTTACGTCGCTCTTGGCGTACTTACCCACGAATGGCTTCCCGCCCTTGCGGTGGATGATTCTGAGGGCAGACTGGTGCGTGCTCTTGATGGGGGTGATTTCGAGCATGCATTTACGCTCGAAGTAGTTAGGCTGGTTCTCCATTGACCCGATACTCACTTCGGACCAATTTGGGTCAATGGAAAACGAACGCCTAGACACCAACCCCTCGTCAGACCACAACGCAAGCCGAATTGACCCCGCCCGACGTGAGGCCGTGCAGGAAGCCCTCAGGGCAGGCACCCCAATCCTTGAAATCGCCAAGGAGCACAAGATGTCCCCAAACAACGTCATGGCCATCAAGCGGGAGATGCCCGAGTCCACTGGACTTAGGGATGAATTTAAATCGGTCACTGTCCGCAACCTTAAGAACTTCGTCCAACAGGCCTCCCACAAACTGGTGGCCGAACTGGACAACCTTCACGTCTCCCAGATACCCATCGCCATGGGCATCGCCATCGACAAGATTCAGTCCCTACAGGACCAACCGACGGCTGTCGTAGAACACCGATTTAGCATCACCCACGACACCATCAATAAACTGTTGAAGGAAAAAGGGGAAGGGCTCAAGAAGGCCAAGGAAGTAATCCTTGACGCCGAGGTAGTCGTGGATAAACCTAAGGCTACGTCAGCGTTCCTTGAGTGGTCGAAAGACCCGAAGAAGAGTCTTTTTGGGGATAAGGGGGATGTCTCCTAACCCGTCTGGATATCTGGAAAATCTCAACGTTCGACCCCCCCCGCCCCCTTCGAAACCATTAGGAGGGGATACAGCGGGTTTCGCAAAATAGTCATTATGTCTAATCAAGGTCAGTTGGGGTGATGTGTATGCACAAAATGCGTACCAAACACACCAAGTGACGTAGAGGGGGCTTGACTAGGCTATCTTTCTTTCAGAATTACCATCAGCCATGCGACGCATTTAATCCTAGGCTAATCAATCAATCAGGCCGATTATCACTGTCTACTGGCTTAGTCTTAGC